AGCATGACCGGATCGTCGGCATTCCGCAGGGCTGGCGGCTCAATGGCGCGATCAAGACGCTTGAACGGAAGGTTGCGGAGAAGTCCCTTGTCCACGGCGGACAGGCGTTGATGACGTGGTGTGTCGGAAATGCGCGGGTAGAACCGAGAGGGAACGCAATCAGCATCACGAAACAGGCGTCCGGTACCGGGAAGATCGATCCGCTAATGGCGGCTTTCAGTTGTACTGCATTGATGGCAATGAATCCGGAGGCAAAGGTTACGAAATCGGCCTATGAAGATCCTAACGCGGAGGTGATGACGTTTTGAATACTCGAGCTATCCCAGACAAGGCGCGTTTTCGTCCCGATGAGGCCGCTATTATTTTGGATATGTCAGTCAAAACGATATATTCCTGGATCGCAACCGGAGAAATGGAGGCTGTCCGTATCGGGAAACGATCATTAAGAATCCCAAGGGAAGAGATAATCAAAAAACAAAAGCCAGCCATCGAATAGCTACAAGATATCGGGTCCCCATCATTTTTTGTCTATTACGTCTATCCTGTCCTTGAGAATAATTTTTTAATCCGTCACCATTGAGCCGCAAAGTCAAATCATGTTTTTGGTCCGGGTTGCGGTTTATGCGGTGAGAATAGCTGACTATCTCAAAAATATAGGCGCTGCAATCGCAGGAAGGCCACAAGCGGCCATTTCCGGCGCTATTGAGCGTCTTATTCTTGAGACCTACGGCAGCTATTCAACATCATCCGGTATCTCGGTCAATTCAGATACCGCGATGAGGCTGATCACCGTTCAAAACTGCGTAAGGGTCCGAGCCTTCACTATCGCGCAACTTCCCTGTCACGTCATGATGACGGACGGCAGGAATAAAAAGCCTGCTCTGGATTTCTACCTCTACGAAAAACTTCACGATCAACCAAACTCCTGGATGACCTCTTTTGATTTTTGGGGGATGGCCGAGGCCTATGTTTCACTGCGGGGAAATTTCATTGCCTATAAATCCATATATGGCGAGACACTGCGCGAACTCCTACCGATACCGGCGGGGATGATACAACAGATAACACAGAACCCGGATTACTCGATAGACTATCAAGTCAAATTCCCGAATGGTGACATAAAGCACCTTAACAGCTCTCAGGTTTTGCACCTTCGCGGCCTGACGTTGAATGGGTACAGCGGAGTAAATCCGATTGAATATGCCCGTGAGTGTATCGGGTTGGGGCTTGCAAGTGAAAAATTCCTTGCGCGATTCTTTGGAAACGGGATGAGCCCCGGCGCGGTCATTGAACATCCGCTAAACCTCAATGCTCCGGCCTATGCGAACCTGAAAAAGAACCTCAAGGAAAAATATGCCGGACTCAGCAAGTCTCACGAACTGATGCTGATCGATGAGGGGATGAAAATCCAGTTTCCGACGATCAAGCTGGTCGATGCACAATTCCTTGAGCAAATGAAAATGACCGAGGCGCAGATTTGCGGCCTTTTCCGTGTACCTCTGATGCTCATTCAATCGGGCGACAAAACGCCCACATACGCGAGCGCCGAGCAGTTCATGCTTTCGTACTCTGTCTATGGCGTGACGCCTGATTGCGTGAACTATGAAAAATCGATCCGCCGGGATCTACTCAATCCGGAGGAGCGAAAGAAATACTTTGCGAAATTCAATGTCAATGCCCTCCTGCGCGGCGACTTCAAGACCCGGATGGAAGGTTATCAGATCGGCATTAACTCGGAAATCATGAACCCGAACGAAGCCCGCGATTTTGAAGAGTGGAACCCATACGAGGGCGGCGATGTTTACCGCACCCGGACGAGCACCGTAAAAGAACCGGCGAAGCCTGCCGATAAAGGAGGCGCATAGCCATGAAGCTATCCTACCGCAACCAAAAGAACGCCGAAGCAACCGCCCGCTTTTGGGGGAAGGCGCTTGATAAGGCGGATTGGTACGAAATCAAAGCCCTGTCCGACGGAGAGGCGGAGGTGTTCCTGTATGACGTGATCGGCTGGCCGTTCAACGATGCGGCCGAGCTTGTGCGGACCCTATCGGAAATGAAGCAATCGAAGATCACGGTGCGGATCAACTCCCCCGGCGGTGACGTGTTCGATGCAATGAGTATCTTCAATGCCCTGCAATCGCATAAGTCGAAAATCGTGACCCGGATTGAAGGGCTCGCCGCCTCTTCCGCTTCGTTTATTGCGCTCGCGGGAAAGGAAGTACAGGCCTATCAAAACGCGATGATCATGATCCATAACGCCTGGGCCTACTCCGCCGGTAATCAATACGACCTCCGAGAGATAGCAGACATTCTCGGGAAGATCGATGAAAACATGGTGGACATCTACACGGCCGAATCGAAGGTCGGAAAGAAAGAGATCCGGGAAATGATGCGGGCCGAAACCTGGATGACTGCGAAAGAGGCGAAGGAAAAGGGGTTCATCGATACCATCATCGACGGCAAGGCCGCGAAAGCATCCTTTGACCTGTCCATGTTCGCCAACGTTCCGGATGAAATAAACGGAGGAAGAGAAGGCCGGGAACTTACAGAAAGAGAAATCGAGCGTGCCCTGCGGGATGCAGGGGCAAGCCGTAATTTTGCGAAAGCCGTGGCTGTGAGACGCAGCGCCGGGGGGGATGGTGATCAGCGGGACGTTGAAATCCTAAGACTTTGCATGGAATCGCTACTTTATAAAATCGGAGGTAATTAAGATGGAAGAGCTTAAGAAGTTAATCGAAGCCCTTGGGAAAGCCTTTGAGCAGTTCAAGGCGGAGAATGACAGCCGGATCAAGGCAATCGAGGCGAAGGGACATGCGGACCCTCTCCTGATTGAGAAGGTCGAGAAGATCAACGCGGATATCTCCAATATCTCCGCCATGAAAAAGCAGTTGGAACTTCTTGAAAACGCAGTTGCGCGGGCACAGTTCGGCGGTGGCGGCGCGGGGCAGACCCCAGAGGCCATGAATAGACTGAAGGCCTTTAACCACCTGATGCGGAGGGGAGCGCAGGACATCAAGGAGCTCGAAGTACAGGCGGCAGCATCTACCCTGTCCGACCCTGACGGCGGCTTTACCGTTCCCGAAGAGGTTGACGCGGCGATTGACCGCGTGGCCGGGACGATTCAGGCCATGCGTCGGCTGGCAACTGTCCGGACAATTTCGACCGACACGTACAAGAAACTTGTCAACCAGGGTGGGGCGACTTCGGGATGGGTAGCCGAGAAGGAATCCCGGACGGAAACCAGCACACCGACGCTCGCAGAGATCGCGATCAATACCAAGGAACTCTATGCGATGCCCTACGCGACGCAGACGCTTCTGGATGACAGCCGGGTTGATATCGGCGCGTGGCTGGCGGAGGAGGTCTCGGTCGAGTTCAACGAGGAGGAAGGAAAGGCCTTTATCTCCGGGAATGGCGTCGGAGAACCGAAAGGGATCGATGCCTATACGAAAGTGGCAAATGCGTCTTACGCCTGGGGCAAAGTCGGCTATATCGCAGGCGGGCATGCAACCCTGCTTAACAATGCCGATAAGTTGATCGACCTCCAGCACGCCCTCAAGCCGGTTTACCGGAACGGCGCACAGTGGCTCATGGCCGACAGTACCATGCAGGTTATCCGGAAATTCAAGGACGGTGAGGGAAATTACCTGTGGAGGCCGGGACTGCTTCAGGATGCCCCCGACACCCTCCTCGGCAAGCCGGTGGAGTACGACGACAACGTGGCGGCCATCGGTGCGGGATCTTATTCGATCTTTTACGGCAATTTCAAACGGGCATATCTGATCGTAGACCGCCTCGGAACCCGCGTCCTTCGAGACCCCTACACGGCAAAGCCCTATGTTGCTTTTTACACCACGAAGCGCGTGGGCGGGGGGTTGGTCCATTACGAGGCTTTAAAGGCGCTCAAAATAGCAGCATCTTAGGAATAAAATGAGCAAAAGCGGAACAAGAA